TTCTTGCTAGGATTCGATCTGGTGGCGATGTTCACTACTATGATGATAAAATCCATGTAGAATTTGGGGTGACCGGGCATACTTACGGTACTTTCTATGGAGGTCAGTATGATTCTGACTTGTCCATCGTTGGAGCTTGTATGGGTCTTGTTGTTCCTGACACCAAAACTCCTTCTATCCTAGGATTTCATATTGGAGGTAAGAAGGGTAAGAACAAAGATGACAGGAGAAAAGGAGCTATGCAAACACTGACGCGAGAAATGTATGACGAAGCTCTGCAGCGTTTGTGTCAACTTCCCCATGTACATATTTCAGCTGACAAAGGAGAAATTCCCAAATATCAGTTAGGTGAAAGAGTGTTGGATTCGGAGGGAATCCATCCCAATTCCATGACCGCACGTTTGACCAAGGAAGCAAGTCTAGAAGTTCTTGGTTCCACTAAGTTGAGGGCAAAGATGAAGTCCACTGTTGAACAGTCCATTTTATCTCCTCATGTGAAAGAAGTATGTGGTGTGGAAAATAACTGGGGTCCTCCTAAACTTCAACCTAATTGGGCAGCATACAATGCAACCCTTGAACATGTGATCAATCCCGCAAAACCATTTGCGCCTGCAGATGTTAATCGCGCCATTGATGACTATATGTATGGAAAAGGTGAAGGAGGAGTTTCTCTCGCTGACCTGGCTAGGAAAAGCGATATGAGAGTTCTTTCAGATAAAGAAGCCATTCTTGGTATTCCCGGAAAACGCTTTCTTGAAGCATTGAAGATGTCTACAAGTATGGGATTTCCGATATTCGGGAAGAAATCAAAATGGTTTTCAGAAATTTGGGAAGATGGAGTCCTGAAAGATAGGATTCCAGATCCACTCGTAAAGGAGGAGTTGGATCGATTAAAAGAATGTTGGAAACGAGGTGAACGTGCGTATCCCGTTACTTCGGCGACCTTGAAAGACGAACCCACCGAACTTGGTAAGGAAAAAGTTCGAGTTTTTCAGGCCGCTCCAGTCTGTATGAGCATAATGATCCGCAAGTATTTCTTGCCCATCGCTAGATTCCTAAGTACGCATCCGATTATGTCGGAATGCGCAGTTGGAGTTAATGCTTTTTCACAAGACTGGGAAAAATTGATGTCCCATTGCACTAAGTATAATATGCAGAAAGTGCTAGCTTGGGATTATAAGAAGTTTGATGTTCGGATGGGATCCGAAATCACAACTTCAGTGTGGGGAATGTTCATAGAATTCGCAAGATTGAGTGGAGGATATTCAGAAGAGGATTTGTACATAATGAGAATGATGATCAAAGACATCACTGACCCTCTTATGGATTGGAATGGAACACTCGTTATTGCTTTCAGTATGAACACG